GGAAGGCTACACACGCTTCCACACCAAGCCGGGAAGCAAGGGCCTTGACCTTGAGCTTCAGGAGGAGCGGAAGGCCTACAAGCAGACCATTGCGACCTCTGCCGCTGACGGCGATATCATTGTCGGCGAGAGCAATTACTCCTCTCTCCCGATCGTTCCGCTCTGGGGAAGCAAGCACAAGCAGAGCACCCTGGTCGGCATGCGGAGCAAGCTTGACTCCTATGACCTGATCGATTCCGGCTTTGCCAACGACCTGCAGGAGTGCGCCGAGATCTATTGGATCATCGGGAACGCCATGGGCATGAACGATGCGGATGTCGCCAAGTTCCGGGACCGCCTGAAGCTCCAGCACATGGTGGTCGCCGACACGGATAACAGCTCCGTCACGCCCTACACGCAGGACATCCCTGTGAACGCACGGCAGACATTCCTGACCGAGATCCGGAACCAACTTTACGAGGACTTCGGTGCCTTGGATGTCCACACCGTTGCAGCCGGGGCGACCAATGACCACATCGATGCCGCATACCAGCCGATGGACGAGGAAGCCGATGATTTTGAGTACCAGATCATCAAGTGCGTCCGGCAGATCCTGAAGCTCAACGGCATTGACGATATGCCGATCTTCAAGCGCAACCGCCTGAGCAACCAGAAGGAGCAGGTGGACATGGTGCTTTCAGCGGCGAATTATCTGGACGATGAAACCCTGCTGAACAAGCTTCCCTTCCTCACCGTGGACGAGATCCAGAAAGTGCTCCTGAACAAGGATGCGGAGAGCGACAGCCGCTTTACGCAGGAAGATAACACACCGGAGGAGGATCTGAATGAGTGATCCGGGCATCCGGGCGGCAGAGCGTGGAGTCCGGGCGGTTGCGAACCGGATCAGGGCCATCTACGGCCTTGCCCGGAAAGAGATCGAAGCCACGATCCAGAAGTACAACCTGCGCTTCATGAAGAACGATGAAAAGATGCGTCAGAAGCTGGCCGCAGGCGAGATCACGGAATTGGAATACCGCTCCTGGTTGCGGACAACGGTTTACATCGGCAAGGAATGGGACGGCAAGGTCAAGCACTGCACAAAGGTCATGCAGGATGCGAACGAGCGTGCGCTGAAGATCGTGCAGAACGAGCAGATCGGCGTTTTTGCGGAGAACATGACCTATCAGGCCTACCTCCTCGAGAAAGGCGCACGCATGAACCTTGGCTTCAGCATCTACAGCAACCATGCCGTGAACCGCCTGCTTCAGAAACAGCCGGAGCTCCTGCCGAGAAGGGTCATTGACGGTGTGAAGGACCGGGCATGGAACCGGGAAAAGATCGCCAATGTGATCACGAAGAGCATCATCAAGGGTGACGGCATCTCCGGGGTTGCGAAAACGCTGGCAGAAACCCTTTCCATGCAGAACGATAACGCCATGGAGCGTTATGCCCGGACCGCCATGACAGCGGCCCAGAACGGCGGCAGGATTGAAATGATGCGTGAAGCGGACGATGAGGGCGTTCACACAAAAAAGAAGTGGATCGCCACCCTCGATGACCGCACCCGTGACGCTCATGCCGATCTGGACGGAGAGACCGCCGATATTGACGAGCCTTTCGAGAACGATATCGGGGAGATCATGTACCCCGGCGATCCTTCAGCCGATCCCGGCAACGTGTACAACTGCCGCTGCACCCTTGGCTACGTGATCGAGGGCGTGGAAGCGCACGGAGAGAGACGGGCCTACAAGGAATGGGATGACGATGAAGGCAACCATCACCGGGAGTCCTACCTTGTTGAGGACATGAGCTACAACGAGTGGAAAGCGTGGAAGGAGGGCCGCTGATGAGCCGGACGGAGATCGAAAAGGACAACAGCAAGAGCGTGAACGCCAAGGTCGAAGCCGCCCTGAAGCGTGCGCTGACCAAGATCGGCATGATGGCAGAGACCTACGCAAAGATGCTCTGCCCGGTCGATACCGGCCTGCTCCGGAACAGCATCACCTTCGCTCTGGACGGCGAAACGGCGAACAAGACCACCTACACGAACGATGAAGGCACGGTCACCGGCACTTATGAAGGAACCGCACCGGAGGAAACCGGCACCCAGATGACGCTCTATGTCGGAACGAACGTGCAATACGCTCCGTATCAGGAGCTCGGGCATCACACCGTCAAGGGGAAATGGATCCCCCCGCAGGCCTTTCTGAAACCGGCCATGGAAAACCACCAGAAGGAATACGAACAGGTCATCAAGGCCGAAACCCGGAACATTTAACACAAACGTTACGCTCGCATCTGCATTTTAACAGTTATGCAGATGCGCTTTTTTATTTTCACTGTCAAAATGATCCCAAGAGCAAAGCACAGCTCGAAAATCAACTCCGTAGGGCGAAGCACCGCCCCGAAGTAATGGGAGGAAATACACCATGGCATTTACCCGGTCTTTTCTCAAGGCTCTGGGCATCGATGAGGAAAAAATCGAAGCCATCATGAGCGAACATGTGACCGTCACGGATGCGATCAAGAAACAGCGTGACGATTACAAAGCAGAAGCGGACAAAGCCGCCGACCTCCAGAGGCAGTTGGATGGCATCAAAGGCGGCGAAGATTTCAAGGCGAAGTATGAGAAGGAACACGCAGACTTCGAGGACTTCAAGAAGAAAACCGCTCAGGATGCTGAAGCCGCCAAAGTACGTGCGGCATACCGTAAACTGCTGGTCGAAGAAAAGATCGGCGAAAAGCGGCTCGACACCATCCTCAAAGTGACCGACTTCACCAAGATGAAGCTGGACAAGGACGGCAAGCTTGAGAATGAAACAGAGCTGCGCAAGGCAATCGGTGACGAGTGGGGAGAATTCCGCACCACAGTTTCCGAGCGTGGAGCGAAGGTAGAAACGCCCCCGAAGTCTGACGGCGGCAAGATGACCAAGGAGGAAATCCTGAAGATCACCGACACAGCCGCACGGCAGAAGGCTATAGCGGAAAATCTCGATCTGTTTCAGAAAGGATGAGTGAAACATGGCTGTTGAAACCCTGACCAACCCCCGTGACAACCTGCCGAATGCGTACAACAATATCACGGCCCGTGAGATTGATTTCGTAACCCGGTTCGGCAAGAATTGGGACGCTCTGCGGAAGATCCTGGGCATCGTTCGCCCGATCCGCAAGACCCCCGGCACCAAGCTGGTTTCCTACACCGCTTCCGTCACGCTGGCTGACGGTGATGTGGGAGCCGGTAACGTGATCCCCTACTCCAAGAGCACCGTAACCAAGGCCGCAGAAGCCGACCTTGAACTCGAGAAGTATGCAAAGGCCGTGCCGATCGAGGATGTCAACAAGTACGGTGCGGAGATCGCCATCGAAAAGACCGATGACGCTTTCCTGAACGAGCTGCAGAGCAATGTCCTGACCCGGTTCTTCAACTTCCTGAAGACCGGCACCCTGACCGCCGCCGAGAGCTCCTTCCAGATGGGTCTGGCTATGGCCCGTGGCATGGTCATTGACAAGTTCAACAAACTGCGCCGGACCGTGACCGATGTTGTCGGCTTCTGCAACGTGCTGGATGCCTACAAGTATCTGGGAGCGGCGAACATCACCGTTCAGACCGCCTTCGGCATGACCTACATCGAGAACTTCATGGGATACTCCACGCTGTTCCTGATGAGCGACCCGGACATCCCCCGGAACATGATCATCGCCCTGCCGGTCGAAAACATCGACCTGTACTACGTTGATCCCGGCGATTCCGAGTTTGCGAAGCTGGGCCTGAACTACACCGTGGCCGGTGAAACCAACCTGATCGGTTTCCACGCCAACGGCAACTACTCCACCGCTGTCGGTGAGAGCTTCGCCCTGATGGGCATGGCCCTGTGGGCCGAGTATCTGGACGGTATCGCCAAGATCACCGTCGACGACTCTTTTCTGACTGACCTCACGGTTAATGCCGAAACGGATGCCTTTGGAGTCCTGTATGACGGTAAAAAGGCTTCCGACCTGCAATCGGACGTGACGGTCACAGGGGACAAGATCACCGGTACCCTCAAGTATATCGAGGGCGGTCTTGATCCGAGCGGCACCGGACCGCTGGCAGGTAGCGGAAACTTCCTCGCTCTGAAGTGGAGCGGCGGCGACATGGCTGCCAAGGATACCGAGCTGTGGGTTGGCCTTGAGCCTTCCGAAGGTTCCGGCATGGTTGAATGCCTGTCCGACACCGACCACAATGGCGTATTCAAGATCACCGACAAGAATGCCCAGAAGGTGAAGTTCATCCAGACCGATGGCACGCACTCCAATGTGCAGTACTTCGATCTGTCCGGCCTGACGCTGCAGGACGCCTGAAAGGAGTAAACAGATGGTTATTGTTGCGAAAAACGAAGCCAAGATCGTCTCGAGCGATAAGAAGTCTGAACCCGTAAAGGACAAGAAGCCAGCGTCCAAGGAAAAGAAATAAGGCAAAAGGAGGGAGAAAGATGCTCCAGCAGGTCTGTGAATTCATTCACAATTACTTCATTCGTACGCCCTACTGTGGGAACTATACGATTGCTGACGGAGTGATTTCTCCCTCCGTAGGCCTTAAGGACGGACAGCGTTTCTGGATTACCGGAAGCGATCTGAATGACGGAGTCTACACCTACCACGAAAGCGGCATCTGTGACGATGACGATAATGAAGCGGTGGGCCTGCATGACGAAACGTTCGCCGGGACGATATGCGCATTGTCGGTTCCTCCTGCCGTCATTGCGCTGTCTGCAGAGATCAAAGAGTGGGTGGAAACCAACAGCGATGCCCTGAATAGTCCTTACCAGAGCGAGAGCTTTAACGGATATTCATACTCGCTGAAGGCCGGTTCGGGCAACGGCGGTGCTGCATTCTCATGGCAGAATCAGTTCAAGAGCCAGCTCGACAGATGGAGGAAGGTTTGCTTATGAGCCTGTTGGATCAGTACACATCCGAGTGTGTTTTGCTCGTCAAGAACCGTGAACCGGATGGTCTTGGCGGTTACAAAACGGCATGGACGGACGGTGCGCACTTCTTCCCGGCTTGGGAATATATCGGATCAGCGGAAATGCTGGTTGCCGAACAGGCAGGCACGAGCCGTACATACCGGATTTATGTACCAAAGAGCCTTGACCTCGATTATCACGAAGCGTTCAGGCGGCTCGATGACGGTCAGGTGTTCCGTGTGACCAACACAGGAACCGATCGTGCGACCCCGGCCACAAGCAGGCTGAATAAGCGGCTGATTGAGGTTGAAAAGTGGGAACTTCCGAACGATGAGGAGTGATTGAATGCCGAGCACAGCGAAAGCATTGAACAGCTTTTTCAACGGTTTCGGGGTTCCGGCTTATTCCAACGATACCGTACCGGATGATGCGCCTGTCAGGCACATCACCTACCCGATGGTTGACCCCGAATGGAGCCAGCAGGCGTCCATGTACTGCGAGGTCTGGGACAGGTCAACATCGAACGCCTACATTCTGGCCAAAGCGGACACGATTGTCCGGGAGATCGGTCAGGGCATCGTTATCTCCTGTGACGGCGGCTATATCCGTCTGCAGATCGAGAGTCCGGCTGTGCAGGTCCGGGTGGACGGCGATTTCCGTTCTGCTTATATCAACATGAGCATGAACGCATTTCATTTACCGGGTGCATAGCCCGGGGAAAGGATGATCAATTATGAGCGCACCCGGTTTGACTACTCCCCTTCGGGAAGAAACCTTCGAGAACCTTCAGCTCAACGCCGGTATCTTCATCAAGAATCTGGACTACTCCAGCACGGCTGATGCGGATGCCCTGAAGACGGCGATTGCTGCTGCGATCACCGCTGGCACAAACATTCTCGGTGCTACCCGTGGCGGCGGCTCCTTTGTCGCCACCCGTGAGATCCGGGAGCCTGATGCGGACGGCAAACGCTATCCGTGGAAGGGCGGCAAGTTTGTGGACTCCGTTGACGCACGGCTCTCCACCACCCTGATCGAAATGACCGCCGCCAACCTGCAGATGGCCCTTGGCGGCAGTGAAGCGACCACGAGCGGAAAGAAGACCACCGTCAAGCTTCGCACCGCCCTGCAGAACAGCGACTATATCAGCTCGCTGACCTGGTTCGGCGATCTTGCGGACGGACGGATGGTGGCGATCACGCTCCTGAACGCTCTGAACACGGCTGACTTCAACCTGACCTTCACGGACA